CGTCACAGTATGATTTACTCCCTGTATCATAGTAAGCATACAGAATGCACCCTTTTCACTTAAACAATTTAACGAGTTTATTCGTCAATTGTGCGTTCTCGATCTATTTGAAAGAATTTAGAAATAGCCATGTGGTGTTTCGCCTGAAACTTAATACGAGCTTCATGCTTATCCCGTTTTTCCATGAGAAGGGGTCTAGGTATGTCGAGCAAATTAGGCCGAAGGAGAAGCCTTAGATTTGATTTAAGAAAGACATTTTTTAAATCCTTTTCTAGGAACCTTATTTTTAGAGTTTGGTTCTCTTGGTATTCTTTTATTCCTTCGATAAAAGCAGATGTGTGTTTTTCATTACACATCCTCCAGTGTTTCTTAAAGTGTTCTGCGAAAACCACTTGGTTATTAGCACTGTGCTTTTTTGATTCATCTAAAGTTCTTTGAAAGGTTCGTTGTATCAATAATGCGGACAACTGTTTGAAGCTCTTAGAGACTTCATCAAAAGCAGTTTGCCCCAAACTATTAATATGACATGTACCACGTCCTAACATTTCAAACGTCCATAAGGCGATGGCCTTGGACGATATGTTAGTGCCCGAGGGTACAGCCATTAAAGAACGGCATCGTTTTACCATTCTTTTATTAACTTTCTTCAATGGAAGAAGACGTAGAAGCGTTGCCGGAAAATGATTACCAGCTTCATATCCACGTGTAGAAAGATTCTTCCATTCAAGGGTGAACAGTTCTGGTGTTGACATTGAGCTCATTAGAGCTTGAGTGTATGCGCCTGTAACTTCTTCTCCGCGAACGAAAGTTCTTTTAGCGAATTCGAAGCCAACTTTGGAAACACAGTTGGTATAAGATATTCCAAGCGTGTCTAAAGTTTTTAGGTATTTTCGGTAAGCGTTCTCACAAAATATAACAATGTCGTCACCAAGAATTTTATACTGACCACGCGCATGTCTTCTACCGCCAAAGCAGTACCAAACGATTACGTGATGAATATAAGCCATAAACGGCCAAGATGACAGAGCTCCCATAGGCTGTCCGGTGTTATAGACAACGCTATCTGGAACAGAGGTACCGTTAAAGTATTTCTTAACAGATGGGCCAAGTAGAAATTTTCTTTCGAAAAGTCCTAGCCAACCAGTACCTAAGTCCTCTCCCAATTCATTTCCAACAACCTCGTAAAGTTCCTTGGGTATTCTATCAGTTGCATTAGATAAGTCAGCGAAACCGTAAAAACGGTGACCTTGACTATACAATTTCTTCGCGGTGACAGAGATGTTATCGTGATCAAAAGTGCAATCGTCAGGAATACCTCTTAACAAGGACATGAGGTCGTCGTGAAACGGACCCAAAAGGGTCTGAGTAAAGGAGTCTAGTATACCAACAACTCTAGGCTTCAGCTTGCCACCCGAATGGATTAAAGCAAGTTTACCAAGGTTGTAAATATCCGAACAATCTTCAAGTAATACCTTGTAAGGCGTTAACTTTTCGTCAATCCATCCGGAAACATCACCATGATAGTACGTCTCCGCGAATTCAAGAATTTTGTTTTTCATCGGAATATTCTGCAATATTGCAGCTCTATCTAACGGAAAATTAAAAATACTAATTCCATTAGGTCCAGACTTTAAAGAAATTTGGAGTTTTGGCACCTGATAAGAAATAGGTGAATCTCCGCGTGCGTCGTAAGTATCGCGTCCAATCTCGAGAGATCGAATGTTACGCTGGTCTGATAGAGACACTTGTTTTACAAGATTATCTAGAAGATCTTCGAAATGTTCATCTTTTTCGAAGGTTGGGTGCTCAGTGATAGAGCTTAAGTCAGTTTTTGTTAAAATTGTAATAGCTTTTCGGGATGAACAGAGGGTTTGAACATATCGTATAGACTCTATGCTCGTTGAAGTTAGACCGCTTTTAAGCCCGTCTTGTCTTCTTTCAGAAAATCTCTGTGAAGTTGACTTCAGACCGCTTTTAAGCCCGTCTTTCGTCGATGAAAATTCGGTTAAACATCGATATTTTAAATCTTTGCCTAACCATTTAGGCCATCCGTCGGAATCTAATCCAATACTGACTAATTTATGTGAATGCGACTCCCCAGTAAGTAATAAAAGAGAGTCGAAGCTTTCCGCAGTTGCCTTTAAATAGCGCACTAAATAAAGTTTTCCTCTTGATTGGTAAATACGAAGCAAAAATGCTAAGTGTTCATCAATTAGAATTTTACATACTGACGGAAACAACAAGGGTGTAACGGATTGTATTAAGCCAACATATTTCTTAAATTGTTGCGTTTGATTACTTTCTTTGTTCACCGGTATAGACATATTCTTACGAACAGTTGCCCATTTCGATAACCGTGAAGTAACATTAGCGGTTGGTAATTTAAGTTTTTTTATTGTCATATATTAGTTTGTTGATTTTTGTTCACTCACTGCTTCTACGGAAGCAAACAGTAAGGGACGCTTGTGGGACAGGTTTTAACAACTTTTGCACGATACACGTTAGATATAAAGCGCGGAGTTGCCCTCAACGAGGGTCG